GGAGAAAAGAGATCGGATTGATGGATAGTTTAACCCCTGAAATCCTAGCACCCTACCTGAAGATAGAGTCTGAGCACTCTATTCGACCAGCTAATGAGTTCACTAAAGAAGTACTAGATCATTACCTATTGGGTGATGAGATGGTGGGCTACAAGCTGCCGTGGCCTATGTTCGATGAAACCTTCCGGTTACGCGGCGGAGAATGCAGTATCCTCGCCGGAATCAATTCATCAGGTAAGAGTCTTGCCTTAGGCCAAGTAGCCCTCCAATGTATGGTTCAAGGGGCGAAGGTGCTCTCAGTCTCACTCGAAATGTCCCCACGTTCCCAATTGATAAGACTTTGGAGACAATCCAGCGTAGACATGAAGCCAAACCTAGACTTTGGACTAGAGTTTAATAGCTGGTGCAAGGACAAGCTGTACTTCTTTGACAAGGAAGGCAGTATAGATATGGACACGTTGGAAGCAGGGGTCCGCTATTCTATAGACCACTACAAGACTGACCTTATCCTTGTAGATTCCCTTATGACGATTGCTGGAATTCGCAATGATGACTATACCGCTCAGAAAGAAGTGGTGTGCCGCATTGCTGACCTTGCCCGTGATCTCGAATGCCACATCATTCTTGTGGCCCACGCACGTAAATCCTTCTCTATACGGGATAGAATCGACCGTTTTTCGATCAGGGGAGCGGGCGAACTGGCAGATAGGGTAGACAATGTGCTATTATTGCAAAGGTACTACTCAGAGGACACAGACGAAGCTGATGTTAATTTCTCGATCTCCAAAGCTAGGCACTGGGACATGGCTGAAGGTGAGGTGGACCTTTGGATGGACCTAGAGTCTCTTAACCTTCTAATGAGAAACCAACAAGCTGTGAAGGTGAAGCTGAAGGATGAAATGGATGAGGAAGAGGTTCAGTATCAAGCATGAGCATGTCTAATGCCTAGACTTAAACCCACTGGTATGTCCGCAGAAAGTTACAACACTTTCCTTGAGCAGGGGCGTAGCGCACCTTGTAATGATTGTGAGCACGAAGAGTTCTGCAGGACTGGCTACACTTGTCAGATGTATCGTAAGTGGGAGAGTATGAGATCGAGCGTATGGAAGAAACACCAGCATAGCTATAGTCAGGTACCGGATAGACCTTATGGATAAGAGCTGGAAACACTTTGAACGTCGTGTCGCAAAGCGTTGTGGAGGCCATCGTGTGAGTGTCTCTGATAAACTGACAGATTTAGATGTACATCACTCACTACTTGGTATAGAATGCAAGTATCGTGAAAGCCTTAGCCAATATCTCAAGGACTGGTACCAACAAGCGAAGGAAGGCTCTAAGCTCGATCAAATTCCTGTTGTCGCCATCGGTGAGAAGGGAAGTTCCCGTATATTCGCCTTGCTAGATTTCGACGACTTAGTTAAACTCACCCACGCCTTAGAACCAGAGGAACCTGAGAACTACGGCGGAACCAAATAACTCCCTGTGGTGGGACTAGCGATCATGTGGCCCCGTGTGCTCGCTTTGGAAACCAACGGGGCATCCACTACTACAGGAGAACATCATGGCAGAAGTAATCAGCATGGAAGATTTCAAGAAGTCTGCTGGAGAGGTTTGTGAAGATTGTGGCGGTCCTTTAACTGAGCACGATGACATCCAAGAGAGTTGGGATTGGGCGCAAGAGAAGTCCCGACAGCTTGTTGCTGAAGCTGGAGGTAGTCTCCCTGTCCTCATGCTTATCCGTAACCTAGTTGATGACACGATGCAAGCGGTAGACCAGCTCTGTAACGAGAAGATGCCTACTGGGCAATTCTACGAAGCTGTAACAGATGGTGTTGCCATGTTCCGTGAAGTCTCTGAATGAACGACTACCAATCGTTTATCCACAAGTCTCGCTACGCCCGCTACCTTGACAGGGAAGGGCGTAGGGAAACTTGGGAGGAGACTGTAGACCGCTACCTCACTTTCATGGAAGAAGCTGCGGCCCATCATTTCCCTTCCGAAATGAGAGCTGCTATCCTCTCTATGCGGGTAGTTCCTTCAATGAGAGCGCTGATGACCAGCGGTCAAGCCTTAGAGCGGGACAACATGGCTGGCTACAACTGTAGCTACATGGCTGTGGACCACACCCGTGTCTTTGATGAGAACCTCTACGTGCTCCTCTGTGGTACTGGGGTAGGTTTCTCAGTGGAGCGACAGTACATTGGCAAACTCCCTGACATATCAGAATCCTTCCATGACTCTGACACCATCATCGTGGTGAGGGATAGCAAGATAGGGTGGGCTTCCGCCCTGAGGGAGCTGGTTAGTCTGCTCTATCAGGGTCTAGTGCCTAAGATTAGTTACGATAGAATTAGAGCTGCCGGGGCTAGGCTCAAGGTTTTCGGAGGTCGTGCGTCTGGACCTGATCCGCTGGAAAGATTATTCAATCACTATATAAGAATATTCCGAAATGCTGTTGGACGGAAGTTAAGTAGTATAGAGTGCCACGATCTCCTCTGCCACAACGGTGAAGCTGTGGTTGTGGGAGGCGTGAGGCGAGCAGCAGAGTTAAGCCTGAGCAACCTAACTGACGAGCGCATGCAGCGGGCCAAGATGGGCCAATGGTGGGTTGAGGACGGTCAGAGGGCTTTGGCTAACAACTCAGTCTGCTACACAGAACGCCCTGACATAGGCATCTTCATGCGAGAGTGGATAGCCCTCTACGAGTCTAAGAGCGGAGAGAGGGGGATATTCAATAGGAAAGCAGCTCAAGAAATGGCCCCAGAAAGACGGGATAACACCCATGAATTCGGAGTAAATCCTTGTTCTGAGGTGGTCCTTAGGAGTTCTGGTCTATGCAATCTCTCTGAGTGCATACTGGACCCTGCTGATACCCTGAGCACTGTCGGAAAGGCGGTAGAGCTTGCAGCCATCTTAGGCACCTTCCAATCTACCCTGACCAACTTCCGGTACGTTCGACCCATATGGAAGAAGAATGCAGAGGAAGAGAGATTATTAGGGGTAAGTTTAACAGGCATTTATGACTGCCCAAAGATTCTAAATGCGAATGATTCTCATTTGCGTCGGCTGAGAGACATTGCGGTAGAGACTAACAAGGAGTGGGCAAAGAAACTGGGTATAGAAAGGTCTGTGGCAGTCACCTGTGTGAAGCCCAGCGGGACCGTGAGCCAGCTAACTGGGGTCCACGGGTCTGGGTTACACCCCTCGTACTCAAAGTATTACATCCGTAGGGTCCGACAGGACAAGAAAGACCCACTCAACGCCGCCCTGTTCGCCGCTGATGTCCCCTTTATAGAAGACCCATACAACCCGGAAGCTGTGGTATTCTGCTTTCCTATGAAGGCTCCTGTAGGGTCTGTCACTAGAGCAAAGATAAGCGCACTAGAGCACCTAGAGACATGGAAGAAATTCGCCCTCAATTGGTGCGAGAACACGCCGTCCGTAACAATATACGTGGGGGAAGATGAGTGGTTAGCAGTGGGTGCGTGGTGCTATGCGAACTTTGACATACTCAGCGGGGTGAGCTTCTTACCTAAAGCTGATGATGACCACTCCTACGTTGCTGCCCCCTACGAGGAAATCACAAGAGAGCAGCATGATGCCTTTAGTATTAAACCAATTGATTGGTCCCTAGTGGAAGAAGTAGAGGACAACACCACGAGCAGCCAAGAGCTGGCCTGTACCGCTGACGCCTGTGAAATCTGACTTTGAAAAGGTAATGGACAAATGGTCAGACGAGTTGCGTGGCCCTGATCGCGTGGAACCCATTCCAAAGCATAAGCGGTGGGAGAGCAGAGACTACCTTAACTGGGTAGCTAAGTTGCCTTGTGTAAACTGTGGCCTACACGATGATACTATTGTCGCCCACCACCTGAAGCACAGGCATGCACCTCACGGTGGGGGAGGCATCGGGATGAAGGCCAATGACTACTTAACAATGCCTCTGTGTTTCGAGTGTCATGCGTCAGCACATAATGGGGATCGCGATATACTAGATTTCCAAGCTGACTTTATATTCAAGACGCTAGACAAAGCCTTCAGTTGTGGCAAGCTCAAGTACCAGCACATTACTGGGGGCCACAGAATTCTATTCGGAGAGGACTTAGATGACTGACGAGCAGTCAGTAGAGCGAGCGTTGGAGTGGATGGTGGCGAATGTCTCTAAGCTGTCACAGGCAATTGCTGACAGAAAATACCTTGAAGACTACCGTAAGGTAAAATGGTCCGCGTTAGTGCTAAACTCTCCCCCCGGCACAGTGTCGTCTAAAGAGGCATGGGCAACTTCCCATACTGATTACGTGGGTGTCCTAAAGGGTCTGAAGGTAGCTGTGCAGCAGGAATCTGAGTTGAAACATCTATTCACCATAGCGGAGGCAAAGATAGAGGTATGGCGGACAATACAGGCAAACAATCGGGCCGGGGTTGTATAATGAACGCAGAGGAAGTATACTCAGAGCATCAAGCGTGGCTTGACGACTACGAAAACTCCCAAGAGTGGGAGCACGAGCAACAGTTATTACATCAACGATACACGGAGAAGAAGATGGCATATGAGCAGAAAGACGACACGATCACGTTGTGGATGAACGACAAGAAGTCGAAGGATACAGACCCCCTTATGACAGGGAAAGGTCTGGTGAAGGGTAAGGAAGTACGCGCTGCTGCTTGGAAGAATATCTCTAAGGCGGGCAGTTCCTACATGAACATCAAAATCTCTGAGCCGCAGGATAACGCGCAGAGATTTGACCAAGCGCCCTCCAGAAAAGAACAGTCCAACGAAGTTCCGTTCTAGCCATGGAACTAGACTACCACGACGGGGATACTATCCAGCTCGATTTCGACGAGAAGAAGCACTACTATACAGTGGAGGGGAAGTATACTCCCTCTGTGACAACTATACTGGATTCAATAGCAAAGCCCGCGCTCATCCCGTGGGCTGCTAGTGAAGGTGCTAAGTGGTTCCTAGCGAACTACGAGTCGTTCTCGCAAGCTGAACTCACCCCAGACGCCATGGCTAAAGGCATCAGGGGAGCTTACAGACGCAAGTCGCATGCCGCTCTGGACGTTGGTAAACAGGTCCATAAGTGGTGTGAAGAAGCGATCCTGTGGAAATTAGGCAAGGGAGAAATACCCCTCTTTCCGGAGAACGAGGAAGCTAAGAATTCAATTAATGGCTTCAGGGAGTGGATAAAGCTCAACAACGTGGAATGGCACACCGTAGAGGAGAAGGTTTATAACAGGGGCCACAAGTATGCAGGAACTGTAGACGCTACAGCTACAGTAAATGGTGAGTATTGCGTTATCGACTTCAAGACTTCCGGAGCTATCTACGCCCCCTATTACCTCCAGTGTGCAGCCTACGCTAAGGCTATAGAGGACATGCGCGGTAAGGAGATAGAGAGAGCCTACGTGCTCCGGTTTGACAAGAAGACAGGCGCTTTCGAGGTAGGGTCTTCTGTGGAGATTCTGGACAACTTCATGGGGTTTCTAGGGTTCCTCGATGGGTACAATAGATTGAAGACTTTGGAGAACAGAAATGGGAAGGGCTGAGAATCTAGCCAGCATCATGGTGTTCCACATGGAGTCTGCTATCAATCTTATGCACATGGCTGTGGAGTCTGGTGATCTAGTTGCTGCGCGGGCTGTTGTACACGCAGCCAAAGAAAGCTCAGGGTCGGAGCTAGAGCGGGCCTTGTGGGAAACCTACACGGACTTTATGGACCCTACACTAAACCCTGCTCCCCCTGATAACGTGGTAATGCTGAAGCAGTGAGGTGTTGCAGGGGCTACAAGAAGTTCTGGTATTGTGGCCTAGAGGGGGTTCCACAGCCACTCAGTAACTTCACCAGCAATGGGAAGTACGGTCAGTGCTATATCTGTAAACGGGTAGCGGGAGAATGTACAGATTTTAAGTACAATCCTAGACGAAATGCTATCTCCAAGATAGCTTACAAGATCGCGGGAAGTTCCACTATCTTCTACAGCATGCCCAAAGAATGGCGTCTACATAAAAGGGCTATTGCCAAGCAACTTTATGAAGCGGGTAAGGACGTAGCGTCCGCCATAGAAGCGCGAAAAACCCGTAAAAACGGGTTTGTCTATTTCATATCCCACCCAAAGCTACAGGGTATAAAGGTGGGTAGTGCGTTCGATGTACACTCTAGGCTTTCCACGTACCAAACGTATTGTCCAGAGAGGTCATTTGTTCTGGAGCACTACCACTACTTTGATGACTGCAGAGAGGCGGAATCTGATATACAGAACCTCATGGGTCCGTGGCACCTCAGTGGTGAGTGGTACGATGTGGATACCCAACTAACCAATTTCTTCTTGGGGAAGGTCTGTGAAGGAGCTGCCGTTCAATAACCAACTCATCCAACAGGCTCAGAAATGGGCTGAGGAGTTAGGTGAGCTTAACAATTCAATTACGAAAGGAAGAGGTAATCTGGCGGGGAGAGTAGGGGAACTTGCCTTTGCCCGCTATCTGGGTGTGGTATTGTTGGACATGAAGGATTACGACCTCACGTACAAAGGGGAGAAGCTGGAGGTGAAGACAAAACGCCGCACTGCTACCCCCCTACCCCACTATGATGTTTCTATACCCGCCACCAGCGCTCACCAGCGCCCTGACAGGTATGTTTTCATCAGTCTGGAGTTCGAGCGCAAGAGTGGTAGGAGCTATTATGGCCTACAGAAGATATGGTTGGTGGGTGACATGGGCGCGGATGAATACTTCAAGAAGGCCCACAAGTACACAAAGGGTGTGTACACGGGGTCCAACAGGTTTCTAACATTGGCGGATATGTGGAATACGACAATATCTAATCTCGATCAATCGTTTCAATCTCTCTAATAGAAACCACATTTTTTGTAGGGATATACCATAAATTTCCCCAAAAAGTTTTGTCGAAAGTCATGGCAAGCGTTGTCCACTCCTTAGTCTTCCCCACAAGTAAGCCGTAGGTTTTTGTTACTGAAGTTTCTGGGTTGTACTCAGCCCAGCTTGCCTCTGTGTAAGCGTCGATCCAACCGACCTCTACTACCTTGAGCCTTTCTTTCCTTTCTTTCTTCTTTCTAATGGTCCGGGTAGAAGCCACCCAAGAACCATCGGCACGAATATTAACAGCAGTAAGAACCATCCTCCCATCTCCACAAGTGATCCAAGTAAAGTCCAGAAATTATCTGGGGCGCAACTACTCATAGTTTCCTTTTCTTTCGCTCCAATCGGTATCGCTTCCGTCACCACATCTGCCACA